TTGCTAACACATCTAAGTTATATCAGGAGTATGGCAAGATACTAAAAGATTTAAAAGAAGAAAGAATGAAACGAGGCAAAGGAGATAAACCTTTATCTTCAAGTGCTGCTAATAGAATATAATATGGAAAAAGAAGCATTAGAACAATTACAATTGATTACTACTTACCAAACATACTATAGTCCTTCAAAAGAAGAGATAAAAGGTTGTGAGGAGGCTGATCCTAAAACTTTACCTGATAGGATTAAATCTAGATGTAGAGAATACAATAGAAAGTCCGAAGATTTGATATTAATATGATAAACAATAGTTTATTTAAACTAGAAGAGATTCCTGACTATCATCCTATAGCAGAAATGTATGATAGGGATGAGTGGTGGAGGGAAATTAAAAAACGCTGTATTGAAGGATATTGGGTATCAGGTAAATGGATGCCTCCTGAGCTTTACTACTATATTAACTTTCATAACATTAAGTTTGAATCAGACGAGGGAGTTGCTACATCAATAGGACTCCCTTGGTTACGTGATATAGATTGGGAGAAAGCTTACATATACACAGAAGCTTGTGGATTCTCAGGATTTGAAAAAGATACTAAGAATACTTGTCATAGATGGTACGGGCCTGAAAAGGATAGAGCTATTAAGTATGGTAAGATAACCAAGGAAGAAGCTGACTCTAAGAACTATATACCAGCTAGAGAGTATCTTAGAAGGAATCATGGGGAAAGTTTAGGTAGACCTTTATATTATAATTCAGCTAAAAATGTTATTGATTTAGAAGGACGTGGTGGTGGGAAAAGCTATTGGGCATCAGCATGTATAGCCCACAATTTCTTATTTGATGGTGCTCGTAACTATAATGAACATCTTAAAAAAAGAAGGGAAGGTAATCCTTATGTGTCTGATACTGTAGTAGGTGCTATTGATGCTAAGTATTCTAATGACCTGTTAAGTAAAGTAAAGGTAGGAATAGAGAATTTAGCAGGAAAAAAGATCATTTCTAACAACTACGGAGAGACAGAAATACATCCTTCTCCTTTATCAGTTATAATAACAGGCTCCTTGGCTCCGGGTAGAAACTGGAAGTCAAATACAGAGTCAATCCTTAACCATAGGACATTTCAGGATAACCCTTTGGCAGCTAATGGAACAAGACCTAATAGAGTTTTCTTAGAAGAAGTAGGATTCATGAACAATCTTATAGAATCATGGGGTGCAATAGAAGCTACTCAAGCTGCAGCACAACATAAAAGACTTGTTATATATGGATTAGGTACTGGTGGATTAACAACTGCTGGGGCAGCATTGTATTCTCAGGAAATCTTTTATAATCCTGAAGAGTATAATTGTCTTGTGTTTGAAGATACATGGGAGAATAAAGGTAATATAGGATTCTTCTTACCTGCTTATCTCACACGTAATGAGTTCAAGGAAGGCGAGAACATGATTACTAATGTGGATAAAGCTAAAATGTCTATTGAGGAAGAGATAGAAGATGCCAAGAAAGGTAATTCTAAAGTAAAACTTCTTTCTAAGATTATTAATAATCCCAGAGTTCCTTCAGAAATCTTCTTAAGACAAGAAGGTGTGTTCTTCCCAGTACAGGAATTAAAACAGGCATTAGCTGATCTAGAGTCTAATAGTCTATTGTTAAAGTCTAGTTATAAGGTAGAGCTTATAGAAAAAACTAAAGGTAGAGTTGATATGCTTCCTTCTGATAAAGACGTTATTACTAGCTATCCTCTTAGGAAATCTGAACCTATGGATGCTTGTGTGGAAATATATCAGAAGCCTAAGTTGGATCAGGATGGTAGAGTGTTTAATAATAGATATATAATGGCTACTGACCCTGTAGATGATGATGGTAATGATGATATCACAAGATCTCTGCAGTCTACATTTGTGTTTGATACTTGGACTGATGAAGTAGTAGCAGAATATACTGCACGTACATATCTGGCTAAACAATATTATGAGAATGTCAGAATGTTATGTGTGATGTTTAATGCAAGAAATCTTTATGAGAATAACAAGAAGGGGCTTCATGGACATTTTAGTACAAAGAATTCTACACATTATTTAGCAGAAACCCCTCAGATTCTTAAGGATCAGGATTTTGCCAAAGGCGGTGCGACAGGCAACAGGGCATTAGGTGTTAACATGAATAGTGAGAAACTTAAATTATATGGGATTGAGCTTTCTTTAAACTATCTGGAGAAGGCTTCTTATAGAAATCCTGAGAAAAAGAACCTATATACTATTAGGTCTATAGGCTTACTTAAAGAGTTTATTAGTTATAGTCTTGATGTGAATGCTGACCGTGTATCTGCATTCATGATTCTTATGATATACAGAGCAGAATTAGAGCACCAGATTGAATCTTATAAGTCTAATAAAGTTAAGAATTCAAGTAATAGTGAATTCTGGGGAAGAGCTTATAAGAAGTTTAGTAAGGATAAAGTACATAGTAGGCTAAATAAACTTGTAAAAAGTTATGATGAACAGTATTAATTTATTATATTTGCAAATAAAACTATAAAATGAGGACTTCAGTAACATTTTTTCCTTCTCAGAAGATATCTACATCCAAGAAAAATACTAAGTGGTATAAAGACTGTGTTGATGCAGGAGAAGCTCTTGCTATATACAGGGCTGATGGCGAGACAGAACTTCACCACAAGATGCAGGTATGGGAGGATTTAGATAACGATATTATAGATGAGAGAGAAATAGAGCAGGTATTCAATCCAATGCAGCTTCAAGATGTTGTATTTCCTGCTGCTATAAAAAATTATCCTTTATCAGTACCTAAGATAGATTTACTTCAGGGGGAAGAGACTAAAAGGAAATTTGATTGGAAAGTAATGGCTAAAAATGAGAATTCTTTCTCAGCCAGAACTGATGCTATTCGTGAGGCTATAATGGAAATAGCAATGCAGGAAATTGAGAATGAGAGTTTTAATGAAGAAGAAGCTCAAAAGAGAATACAAGAAACTTCTAAATATTTTCAATATGATTACAAAGACTTAAATGAACTTTATGGAACTAGGATACTAGAATATTTGTGGAGAGAACAAGATCTTAAAAGAAAATTTTTCTCAGGTATAAGGGAAGCACTAGTCAAGCGTAGGGAAATCTACCGTATAGATGATATAGGAGGAGAACCTTCTATGGTAAAATGTGACGCTAAGACTATATACCCTATGAGAAAAGGAGATTCTCACAAGGTTGAAGACTCTGACATTATAATAGAAGTAACTTATGATCCTGTAGGTAGAATCATTGATGAGTTCCATGATTATCTTAAACCATCAGAAATTGTTCAATTAGAAGAAGGTACTAATAAGATTACTGGTAGTAATAATGGAGTGCTTAATCACCAGAATGCTTATCCTACATTACTTGCAGAAGGATTTATAGGAGATGGTACTGGTAATATGTTTGACTCTCCGGTATTAGGTGCCTATAATCTTCCTTTTGATTATGAAGGTAATGTACGTGTTACACGGGCAAGATGGAGAGGGATGCGTAAGATTGGTAAGTTAACTTATTTTGATGAAGAAACAGGTAATGAAATGGAAAGACTTGTTTCTGAGAACTACAAAGTTAACAAAGACAGGGGAGAAGAAGTTAAATGGATATGGGTTAATGAAGCTTATGAAGCTACCAGACTGGCTGAAGACATCTATGTTAAGATGCAGCCCAGAGAGGTACAAATGAGACATTTTGATAACCCTTCCAAATGCTTCTTAGGCTATGTAGGTACTGATTATGGTATGTCTCTTATGGAGAGAATGGAACCCTATCAATATTTATATAATGTATACATGCGCAGACTGGAGTTAGCTATTGCGAAGTATAAAGGCCCAATTTATGAATTAGACTTATCTAAGAAACCTGATGAATGGTCAGAGGAAATGTGGATGTATTATGGAGAAGTCTTAGGATGGGCTGTTATTGATTCATTTAACGAAGGTAAGAAAGGTGCAGCTACAGGAAAGATAGCTGGTAATATGAATAGTCAGTCTAAAGTACTCGATGCTAATGCCAGTAACTATATCCAGCAATTACTTTTAATGCTTCAGCATATTGAAAAGCAAATGGGACAAATTGCAGGTGTTACTGAACAACGTCAGGGACAGATTGATAACAGGGAAACTGTAGGAGGAATTGAAAGAGCAGTAACTCAAAGTTCTCATATTACAGAAAAATGGTTCTTTATTCATGATGAGACTAAAAAGAGGGCTATGTTAGCCTTACTTGATACAGCCAAGCAATTGTGGAAGAATAAGAAGTCTAAAAAGATTTCATTTGTAATGGATGACATGTCCAGAATTGCTATAGATGTTAATGGTGAAGACTTTGCCTCATCTGAATATGATATCTTTATTACTGATAGTTCTGATGACCTTAAAATCAGACAGACTATTGAACAACTTTCTCATGCTTATGTACAAAACGGTGGTTCTCTTACTCTTCCTATCAAAGTTCTGCGTAGTGATAGTATTACACAAATGGCTAAGATAATAGAAGATGAAGAATCTCGTATGAAGCAACGTGAAGAAGAAATGGATCAGAAAAGGCTTCAGGCTGAACAACAGTCTCAGCAAGCTCAGTTACAGGATAAACAAGCTGATAGGGATCTTGAATATTATAAGATTGATAAAGATTCTGATACTAAACTTCTTATTGCTGGTGTACAGAATACTGGACAAGATGGTATGGAAGATGAAAAACTAGAGCTTGACAGAGAAAAGGAAAGAAATGATGTTGAAGCTAAAGAGAAAGAGCTTTCCTTAAAAGAGAGACAACTAGAAGAGACTATACGTCATAATAAGAAAGGTGAAACTATAGATGTTAAAAAATTAAAGAAAACTAAAACTAATTGAATTGGTTAGAATTAAGAGGTGTTTTTCATAACACCTCTAATATTAATAAGCTAAAATTCCACGAAAATAATGTATGGTTATGGTTCAAGGGAGAAAATAACCCTACTATATATTATAATGTAACTTATTCAGAAAGAAATTTAATAAGAAAATTAATTAATAATGACATTAGAACAGATAGTAGATAAGTTTAAAAAATATCCTAAAGCCATGACTAATGGTGCAGGAAATCTTAGTAAAAGATGGGGGTGTTCAAGGGAAGATGTGTATAAAGCAAGAAAAATAGTAAGGGAGGGGCCTAAAGATGAGGAGTTAAGAAAGAAGTTACCTAAAGTTTTAATTTTTGATATAGAAACAAGTCCTTCTATATCTTATACGTTTGGAAGATTTAAATATAATATTGCATATAATCAGGTAGAACAGGAACCTATGATGCTTACATGGTCAGCTAAATGGCTGTATAGTACGGAGGTTATGTCTGATAAGTTAACATCTGAAGAAGTAATAATTGCTAATGACTATAGAATAGTAAAAAGTCTATGGGATTTAATGGATGAAGCAGATATTGTAGTAGCACACTTTGGGGACAGGTTTGATGTACCTATGCTGAATACGAGAGCAATCTTAAATGGACTACCGCCTTATAACACAGTAAGGTCTATAGACACTAAAAAAGTAGCTTCCAAGACATTTAAGTTCCCATCTAATAAACTTGATGCATTAGCTAAATACTTTGGAATACCCGGAAAGATTGATACAGAATTTCAATTATGGATAGATTGTATAAAGGGTATGAAAGGAGCCTTAGAAGAAATGGAAATCTACAATATACAAGATGTAGAAGTATTAGAAGAAGTTTACCTCAAATTAAGACCTTATATTAAATCTCATCCTAATGTAGCAGTTTATATGGATACAGACAAGAGAGTGTGTAGCGCATGTGGTAGTGATAATTTAACTCAGACTGATAAATACCAATATACGAATACAGGTAAATTTAAAGTTTATAGATGTGAGTGTGGAGCAGAATCAAGAGGCAGACGTACAGATTTTGATAAAACTAAGACACTTCTTACAAGTGTACCACGCTAATAAGTCCTATAAAGTATATAGCAGCAAAAAATATATATTCTAAAATTTGGAGATATAAATAACTAATATTATTTTTGTAAAAGATTAAGATTATGGCAGGAGAAGAAAACAAACAAGAAGAAGTACTAGATAATCCATTTAATGTAAATTTGGATTTATTACAAGACATGGGTGGAGCCATGTTTGAAAGTACTGAAGAGACTGAAGAAATTGAGGACAAAATAGAAACGCCAGAGAGTGATAATCAAGAAGAGAATCAGGAACAACCTGAGAATGCTTCTGAACAACAGGATGAAGAAAATGAAGAGATTGAAGATAACGAAGACCCCTCTTCTAACGATACTGAAAAACCTTCTCCTTTCACTCCATTTGCTAAATTGGCTGTAGAAGAGGGTGTTCTTCGTAATTTTAACTTGGAAGAATGGGATGGTACTCCTGAAGGACTTGTAAATGGAATGAACAAGGAAATTCAATACGGAGTAAACTCTTACAAGGAACAGCTAGATCCCAGAGCAAAGTGGTTAATTGATAATATGGATGAGGGTGTGCCCTTAGAGTCATTACTTGAGGTAGATAAACAAAGAGTTTCTTTAGACAGTATAACTGAAGAAGCACTAGTTGAAGACTCTAAGATGCAAAAAGATATACTCACACAGTATTATAAAGAGACTACAAAGTTCTCAGACGAAGCTATAGAGAAATACATTAACAGGCTTGAAGCTATGGATGAAATTGCAGACGAAGCAAAATCATCATTAGGTGAACTGAGGACTATTAATCAACAGAAAGAGGAACAATTAAAAGAACAGGCAAGGGAACAACAGGAGCAAATGCAGAAACAACAACAAGAAGCATTAGAATCCTTTAAAAATACCTTAACTAAGAAAGAAGAAATTGTTCCGGGAATAAAGCTCTCTGATGTAATGAAGGAGTCTATTGAGAAAACAATTACTACACCTGTAGCAGTTGATCCTCAAACAGGTGCTCCTATGAATGAGATAGCTGTAGCAAGATCTAAAGATCCTGTTAATTTTGAGATTAACCTTGCTTACATATACAAGGCAACAAAAGGGTTTCAGGATTGGTCAGTATTTAATTCAGCTGGTAAGAAGTCTGCTCTTAAGGAATTTGAAGACGCTGCAAGAGGTCTGGATTCAGGAAGCAAACAACAGCAAAGAATTAACAGACCTGCTGCAGACGAAGATCTAAAAGAACAGATTGCACAGTTTGCAAATTTTGGTAAAAAATATTAACTTTTAAGATAAATAAATATGAGTTTAAACACTGCTAGTTTTCCTACTATAAAGTATGAAGGAAAAGATTGGTCGGGGTTGACTTCAGCTAATAACTTAGTTAACCTCTTTGGAGATACCCCTATTAAATTAGGTGGTTTTATTGATACTATCTATAAAGTAAATCTGCAAGATGATATCATTAGTAAAATTAATGAATATCCTACTCTTGAGATTGCTGATGATAGGGAATACCAATGGATGCTTATGGGAGCAGATTCCAAAAACATTCCATTGACGAAAGCAACAGATATTGATGGTAACGCTGTTAGCGCATCAAGTAAATTTGGACAGTATGGTAACAGGTTCTACATGCATTTCCCTGAAAGGATTTTCTTCCAGACACACGTTATTGTTGGAGAGAAACCTGATCTCTATCACTTGTTGGTAGTAGAAGAAGGAGAAAATGT